AAAAACAGGTCATGTCCAAGCTGTAGAGCACAAGGTAGAGACAGAACAGGTAATCATCTCTATCTTATGCGAGATGGGGCTACTTGGCATTGTGATAGATGTCAATATACAGAACGTGAAGGAGAAATTAAAATTGAAATGAACGTAGATGCCATTAGTAAATTCTCCTCATCCTCTATTGACGAACGGAAGATTAAGAAGTCAATAGTAGATGTGTTTAAGGTAAAGATGGGAGTAGATGAAACATCTGGAGAGGTAGATAGCCATTTTTATCCCATCACTAAAGCAGGGAACATCACTGGCTATAAGGTTAGGAAGCTCCCTAAAGATTTTTATATTGTTGGAGATACCAAGGGGGCTATCGAGCTTTTTGGACAAGCTGTCATCCCTAAAGGTGGGAAGAAGCTTCTTATTACAGGAGGTGAGCTTGATGCGTTGGCTGCGTACCAAATGCTTTTGGATAAGTATCCGAATTTCACACCCTCAGTTGTATCATTACCTAAAGGTGAGAATGCTTCAGCAGTAAAGGAAAACTTGGAATATGTGTTGTCTTTTCAAGAGGTTCTCATCTACACAGATATGGATGAGCCTGGAAGGAAAGCTGCTGAAGTTATTGCTGCCCTTGTAGGCCCCGCTAAAGCTCGTATTGTAAGCACTTCCGAGAAGGATGCTTGTGATATGCTTAAAGCTGGGAAACAAGCTGAGTTTATCAATGCTTTCTTTAATGCGGAAAAACATAAGCCTAAGGGTATTATCAATGGAAAAGATATTGACCTGGAATCTGTAAAAAGGGCTACTGTCAAGGGATATGATTTGCCCTATCCCATCCTTAATAGGATGATTGGAGGGTTGAGGAAGGGGGAACTTACTACTCTTACGGCAGGTAGTGGTATTGGTAAGAGTACAATGGCGAAGGAGGTCGGTCATCATCTGCGCTCTGCTCATGATCTCACCGTTGGTAACCTCTTCCTAGAGGAGACTTTAGAGAAAACTATTCAAAGCTATATTGCCATTGATAATAATGTTCCTCTTGCCATGCTCAGGAAGAATCCTGCTCTTTTAACAGATGAGCAATGGCAAAAATCCTTTGAAAGGATAATGGGAAATGACAAATGGTATGCTCTCCAACATTTTGGGTCGTTACCGACAGATGAACTTCTTGCGAAAATGCGCTATCTGGCATATGGTGCTGGTTGTGACTTTATTATTCTGGATCACCTCTCTCTCGTATTTAGTGGTCAAGCTAACGATAATGAGCGTATTGCCATAGATAATGCAATGACTGAGCTTGCCGCATTCTGTAATGAGAGTGGAGTGGGTATTATTACAGTTGTTCATCTTAGTAGAAACAAGGCTAAGGGTAGTTTCAATGAAGGTGCGGAAATTAGTTTGAATGATCTTAGGGGTAGTGCTGCATTAGAGCAGCTATCCTGGAATGTTCTGGGACTCGAACGTAGTCAACAAGCGGAGGATGAAGAGGCTAAAAATACATCTCGTATTCGCATTCTAAAGGCCAGGGAAACAGGTTTCACAGGTATGGCTGATGAATGTATCTATGACTTCACTACAGGGAGACTTCTTCCTAAAACTGGTATTTCTCTTTCTTACTGAGGATTGTTATGAAAACTCTTATTGCTGCAATGATGTTGTCCGGTAGCGTACAAGCTAGTGACTATGACTATGTGAGTATGTATAGTCATACCAACAGCTCTGCGGAATCTAAAAGCTTTTCTCGTTCACAGTCTACTGCTATTAGTGGTGGTAACACCCAATCTGTATCTGTAACAGATAGTGGAAAGCTGCATTACTCCGGTGGGTACGAACTGGAAAATGTACCTGATGTCATGGCTCCTAATGTTTATCCCACCAGTCCTTGTATGGGTAGTAGTAGTATTGGTGGTGCTGGTGTTGGATTTGGTATCAGCTTTGGTACTAGTTGGGAAAGTGAAGAGTGCCAACTTAGGGAAACTTCTCGCTCTTTTGCAAGTATGGGAATGAAAGAGGATGCTATTGCCATTCTTTGTACCTCAGAATATGCAAAAAATGCACCATCTTGTAAAGGAAAGTAAATGAACGCAAGCAGTAGGGCCGATAAATTGATGCTGACACCCATGAAGGATGTGCCAGCACCAGCAATAGCCTACGCTAAGTACCTAGGAAAGAAATACGGCATGTGTGGGGAGGTATACATGACAGCCTTCGCACACTTCGCGGAGTGTTATGAGGGTGCTGAAAAGAGCGTTGATAACCTCTACGTTGCTGACAACGAAGCCCGTGCATTTTTCTCCGGCTATCAGGCAGCAATTTTAGCTGGTGACGCATATGACCGTTGAAATTATTCAAGCTCTAGGCATCTATATCATTGGTCCTATCATCCTAGCAGTCATAGTGCTTGGGATACTCTGGGTTATTTGGAAAGCGGAGTGACTACGCATGATATTCTTGATGGTCTTGCGCTTATGATGCGCCCGATCAGAGCAAGGAGTGAGAAATGAACCTGAGACAAGCCGCCGTTGCGGCATTAGAAGCATTGGAAATAACATCATCTGAATATTGCCAAGGATGTTGGCTAGAGGTTATTGCCGCACTCAAAGAAGCCCTGGCCCAGCTAGACCGGAAATGCGAAGCCGGCCCCTCACTCCAAGACCTGTGGGATTGTTGGGATGCTGCGCATGGAGGGCAAACGCCGGTAGCATACAGATATAAAGACTCGCGCGCACACTACCGTTACGTCGGCAATCGCCCGAATATGGATACGAGCAGCTATACGATATTGAAATTAGATCCCCTCTATCTCCACCCAGCACCAATTCCCGAAGGCTGGCAGCTTGTGCCAAAAGAGCCGACAGAGAATATGATTAAGCTTGGGGCATACGCGGAAAGGTACTCAGGAGTATATGGTATTTACAAAGACATGCTCGCTGCAGCACCTAAACCGGAGGAAATGAAATGACCAAGCACAAACATTACTACGCTATCCGCGCTTATGCGGATGGATGGAAGATTGAATACTTGGCGAGTAGTAATAATAAATGGTATCCAAGTGAATACCCAGAATTTGCTAAAAATCTCGCATACCGTGTAGTGCCAGATGAAGATGGTTGGCTGCCGTGGTACGGGGGCGAGTGTCCGGTTGATCCTGATACGATGGTAGAAGTGAGATATAAGGGCGGCCCAGCCATCGGAGTAGCACAAGCGCACTCTATTTGTTGGGAACATACCGATAAAGCAGGAGATGTCATTGTCTACCGCATTATCAAAGAAGCGGAAGCCGATCCCTACGCGGAGTTGAAAGCCGCAGCAAAAGACCCGACGAAGCAGATTAAGTATACGTTTCCTGACGGGGCTACGAACGGCTGGCATGATTACAACCATGACTGGTCATTTCATGGCCTACTCAGTGGATACGAAGTCCGCGACAAGCCCAAAGTAAAGAAGATTAAATTGCTGGCTTGGTTAGGCCTAGATCAGTTGCATTGGTACACCGAGGAAGAAACAAAAAGTCTACCCAAATCTTGGAAGCGCATCCCTTCCGAGGATAAAGAGATCGAGGTGGAAGAATGAAGGACAAAGAGTTACTTGAGCTAGCTGCGAAAGCGGCTGGGATTACTTACAAATATTACAGCGATCCAGAAGGACTCATTATAAACGATGATCAATGGCCTCTTGTAGTCTGGAACCCGCTAACTGATGACGGAGATGCCTTGCGGTTGGCGGTGAAGCTCCATTTTGCTATTAGCTGGACGGTATGTTTTGTGCAAGTAGCCTATACCCAAGAAGAATACATGGAAGGCGAAGATGCTGCACCCGCTACTCGTCGTGCCGTCGTTCTAGCCGCTGCCACAGTTGGAAAGGAAACGAAATGACCGGATACAAAATGGGAATGGCTGAAGAAGCTGTAATCGCAAACCTAACAGCGAAGCTGGCTGAGTGCCAAGCCCGTGAGGAAAAACTACGGGAGGCTTTAGACAGACTGGCAAGGCTTGGTAATGGGCCGCACTACGGTAACAGTGTCGGCAACGACATTGCCAAAGAAGCCCTCGCCCTACCACAAGACGATACAGCCCTGAAAGAATACCGTAAGAAGGTGTTGCTTGGGGCAGCCGACGTACTTGAAGAGAAAGTATATAGCACAGAAGATGGACATCTTCATAGTGAATATCATGCAGCAGATGAATTACGCGAAATGGCGGAAGAATAGAATGGCTGGATGTTATGGTAATAGCCCTGAAGATCGTTACTTTGAAGCGATGTTATTCCAATACCTAGAGGAGCAGAAAGAGGAGGAAGAGGTGGACCAATTCAACGAGGAGATGAGAGATGCTTATGAAGATTTGTTTGGTAGTTCTTACATTGATACTACCTACCCCTCAACCCCAGGGAAATAATCCACCACAGGGCTTCCTAGACTGTGCATTTGATACTCATGGAGTATATAGATGCCGACCCTAGTCTTTGACATTGAGGCAGATGGTTTCCTCTATGAAGTATCAACTATCTGGTGCTTGGTAGCTTATGAAGTTGAAACACAAACTTACCACATTTACCATGTTGACACAGAGGGGGGAGTATGCTACCCTAAAAAATATATACTACATACTATAGATAGTATACTTTCTCTTCTTTCTACCTCTACTATAGTAGGTCATAATGTTTATAGTTATGATCTACCAGTATTAAGTAAATTATACAATTTTCAGTATACTCCTTCAGTTGAGCGATACCAGGATACCATTATCATGTCTAGGCTTTTCTACCCGGATAGGGATGGACATTCCCTGGAGGATTGGGGAGAGAGGCTAAAATACTCTAAGGGGGGTCATACAGACTTTTCCAGGTTTTCTAAAGAGATGCTCACCTATTGTATACGAGATGTAGATATCACCTATCGAACTTGGTTGCATCTTAAAGAAGAAGCTGGAGATTGGGATTGGAGTAGGTCACTTCTCCTTGAGTATAGTATGCAGCACATTCAAACTAAACAGGAAACCAATGGCGTACTATTTGACAAAGATAAAGCTGAAACTCTTCTTGCTAAAATTCAACTTGAAATTGCTGACATTGAGGCTAAGGTTATTCCCGCCATTCCCCAAAAAGTAGTAGATATGGGGGAGGTGAGAAAGCCTTTCTTGAAGAGCGGAGAGTATAGTGAAATTACAAAGAGGTGGCTTAATGTACCAATGGCCGGATGTATCCCTTCCTCCGATCAATCTTTGGAACTTTCCTAGAAAGGAAAAAGGTATGATGAGTATTATTCTTACTGACAGTAATGGAACTTACACGGTGAAACTCGATAGAGAGTTTGTTACTCTTGAGGAGTATATAGAGCTTCTCGTTAAGCCAGTACTTCTCGCAGCAGGTTTCCATCCAGACTCTATTAACCGATACATAGACAATGACTAAGCTTGTAGGTGGCCCATTCTGTAGGGTAGGCTTTGAGCCTATCAACCTTAATAGTAGTGGACAAGTTAAGGAGTATTTGCTCTCTCAAGGGTGGGTTCCTACTGAGTACAATTATCGTAAGGATAAGAAGGGCTATTTAGTTAAGGGTGAGGATGGTAACCCCATCCCAACAAGCCCCAAGCTTACAGAAGATAGCTTTGATAGTGTCAAAGGTGATATTCCTAAGTTGGTAGCACGAAGGAATATTCTTATTCACCGTCAACGTATGTTGAAGAATACGAGAAAGGATGGTGAGGAGAAAGGCTTATTGAATGCTATTAGGGATGATGGCAGGGTGGAAGCTAGATGTATTCCCCAAGCTACCAATACGGGTAGGGCCACTCACTCTATTGTGGTGAACATTCCTTCTATTCATGCAGTATACGGGGCTGAGATTAGGGATTTGTTCATCGTACCAGATGGATATGATATGGTGGGTGTAGATGCTGCTGCCCTTGAAGCCCGTATCTTTGCTCACTTTATGCTTAATTATCCTGGAGGTGATGAACTAGCTAATCTTGTTCTACATGGAGATATTCACCAAGAAAATGCGGATATGTGGGGTTGCTCACGGAATGATGCTAAGTCTCCATACTATGCATTGATGTATGGAGCACAGATTCCTAAGTTCTCTGCTACACTAGGTGTAGATATAAGGACAGGCAGCCAGCACTATAATGCCTTCTGGAATAAATACCGTGCTCTAGAGTTGTTTAAGCAGGATTTGGTGGAAGCTTGGCAAGCTAGGGGAGGTAAGAATGGTGGCTTCATCCGTGGTATTGATGGTAGAAAACTCCATGCTCGTAGCCAACATTCTCTTGTCAACCTTATGTTTCAGAATGCTGGGAGTGTTGTTGTGAAGGTAGCAGCACTTTACATAAACAAGTGGATAGAAAGGGATAGCCTTGACGTAAAACAACTTATCTTCTATCATGATGAATTGGAATATCAAAGCTGGAAGGGTCATACTGAGCGGTTTCTTCCTCTTACCAGGCAAGCCTTCAAGAAGGCAGGAGAGTACTTTAAACTAAACGTGGAGATTGTTGGAGAACCTAAAGTAGGAAGGAGTTGGTATGATGTCCACTAACTCTTGACACACTTCGTTGTTGCTGTATAATCTTATGTAGGAAGCTTGCTTCCTGTACAACTACTAAGGAACTAGACAAATGGCACTGAACTTCTCTGAGACTAAAAAGCGTGTTGACTATGGCCGTGTTGAAGACGGCACCTATCCAGCACGGGTAGTACGCATTATCGACTTCGGTTTGCAATATGCTACTGACTTCAAAACTGGTGAAGTCAAAAAGTATGATGATGGTAATGAGGTAATCCAACATAAGGTATGGATTGACTTTGAACTTCCTACAGAGACTATCGACATTGATGGGGTTAAGAAGCCCCGTTGGTACGGGAAGGAATACACGGTTAGTAGTCATGAGAAGGCAGCTATTCAGGCCCTATTGAAGGCTGCTGATCCTGATGGGAAGGCTACTATGAAGGGTAAGAATGTAGTAGGACTTCTTGGACTTCCTGTGATGCTTACCATTGGCAGCACTTCTACAGGCAAGGCTAAGGTAGCTGGTATCACTCGCCTTATTAAGGGTATGAGTGTTGATCCCCTAGCCAATCCTACCCTCTTCTTTGACTTGGATGAGGCTACCTATAAGGACTTTGAACTTCTCCCTGAGTGGATGCAGAAACGTATTAAAGATGGTGTAGATTTTGAATCCACTGGCTTGTATAAGAAGTTTAACAGTATGTCAGATATTGAAGAGGATAGTCCTTACTAAGTAGTTCCAGCCGGAGTAGCTCAATGATAGAGTTCTTCACTTGTAATGAAGGGATCACAGTTTGATTCTGTGCTCCGGCTCCAAATATGGCCCTGTACCTTAATTGCATAGAGGAATGCTCTTCTAAAGCATCTTGTGGGAGTTGGACTCTCCCCAGGGCCGCCATATAACCCGGAGTGGTGAAATCGCTAAACACATCAGTCTTAAACATTGACGCCTTTGGGCTTGCGGGTTGGATTCCCGCCTCCGGGACCATTTAAGGAAACACTATGACTAGAGATGAAGCGTATAAAGTAATTGATGAAAGTCTCGGTGGGTATTTGTGTGAGGATTGTCCTTACTATATTGTGGGTGTTGATCCTCCTGAGTATGGAGATGTGTTCCCTAAACAATGGAAAGATTGTTGTGTAGATAATCCTTTTCATTGTCCTTATGTAGATATGGAGGTAAATAGTGGCTAAGGTTACGGTGTTTCTTGATTGCCCTTCTATAGCTCATTACTACTCTGGAGATGAAGATATCCCTGGTGTATTTGTAGGAACTTTTGAGGAAGGTCGTCAAAAGATTATTGACAAACTCCATGCTTACATTAAGCAGTTGGAGTCTGTTACCTATAGCGATTGGAAAAAGAATCATGGTGTGCTATGATTAATTATGATTTGGCTAGGAGGAGGGGTCTCTCTCCTGAAACTATTGTGGAGATTGAGAAACTTCAAGAATATAGGGAGCTTCTAGGAAAGCTCTATCTTGATGGGGGCATCTCTGCGGCACATTACCGAGAGGCTTGGACAATTAATGAATTTAATCTACAGGCTCTCTGGCAATTTCCATTGGATGCTAACTATCATATGTTCTGGAGAATGGCAGGATGTACTTGTCCTAAGATGGATAATGAAGATGCTTGGGGTATTGGATGCAACGTATACTCTTCCACTTGCCCTATACATGGAGGTTTCGTATGACAGATATCTACACTCCTCGTCTTCATGGCAAGACTATCTATGAATGGACTCAGCTAGGGCTCTTCACTATGAAGGATATTAAAGCTTATGCTGAGAAAGAGAAGGCTCAACTTGAGTTGCCTTTTGATGAGGATCGAATTGACATTATAGGAGCCAATGGGAATACGGGGGATCATTATGGAAAAGTATGAACAACCTGGAGAACGTCTTCATAGTAAAGTACCTACAGACAAGTATAAAGAAGCATATGATCGTATCTTTGGTAAAAAACAGTATTGGTACGAAAAGAAATTAGAGAAAGAAAATAATGAACATCCTACGGAAACTCAAGAAGACAAATGAAGAAATCTATGAAGGAAACATTCGATCTGACTTCTCTACAACTCGAACAGTAGTTGTAGCTACTATCATTGAAGGTTGCTTTTGTATCCTTTGGTCTTCCTTTTGGAATAAGAGATGAAACGTCAGAGACTCCAGTACAAACCGATTGATGGCACTCTTGCCCTCTTGGATGGGGACATAATCTGCTACCGCATAGGATTCACTACACAAGATGTTAATGAGAAAATTACTCTCTCTCGTATTAATTCCTATCTGGATAATATTCTATTTGATAGTGGTGCTAGTGATTATGTTATCTATCTTACTGGAAACAATAATTACAGAAAAGTAATTTATCCTGAATACAAAGCCAATCGTACTCAAGAGAAACCTAAACATTATGAACTGATTCGTGAATACCTCATGAATCATGAAGCTGCTGTAATGTGTGAGGAGGAAGAGGCTGATGATGTTATTGGGTATTCCCAAACAGAGAGTACTATCATCTGCACGATAGATAAGGACCTCGACCAGATTCCTGGAAGACACTTTAACTTCGTAAAGAATAAGCATTATGAAGTGACAGAAGATGAAGGTCTTGCTTTCTTCTATTCTCAATTGTTGACAGGGGATAGGGTCGATAATATCCCTGGTCTTCCTAAAGTTGGCCCTGTCAAGGCTAAGAAAATCCTAGGAGAGTGGACTGATGAACAAGATGCTAAAACAAAAACTCTTGAAGCCTACAAAGAACTCCTGGGAATGGATGAAGAAAAAGCAAGAGAAAGAATTAACCTTATTGGGAAACTCCTGTGGATTAGGAAAAAAGAAAATGAGCTTTGGGAATTTTAAATGATCTGGACCGACGCAAGGAAACGAGGCTTTATCATCTCTCTTCTCCGTAAGGGTTTCTCTCGTTTCCCTGCTAAATATGAAGCACTGAAGAAAGCTTTTGTAGGGAGGAAACCTAATAAAGCTACAGGCAGATTAGCTGCTCATTACAAATGTGCTAAATGTAAAAAGGAGTTTGTCAAGGTAGATGTTGAAGTAGATCATATAATTACAGTCGTAGATGTTGAGAAAGGGTTTACAAGTTTTGAAGAGTATGTTGACAGACTCTTCTGTTCTCCTGACAATCTCCAAATTTTATGTAAGCCCTGCCATCGAAAGAAAACTCTTGCTGAAATGAAGAAAAGGAAGAAGAAATGAAATTTAAGAAAGAAGACCTTCTTAATGATGTTTTTGAAGAAGTCTATGAGAAAGTTACAGATACTTCTCGTTGGTCCACGAATTATGAAAAAGTTTTTAAGTACGAGGATAAATTCTATATTACTTGGTTTAGTAGGGGGGCTACTGAGTATCAAGATGAATCTCCCTATGAGGATGAAGGAGATGAAATTGAATGTCCTGAAGTAATCCCCACTGAAGAAACTATCATTGTGTATAAGGTGAAAAAATGAAATGGTATGAAGACCTTTTTGCTTGGGCTTCTATATTTCTAGTAGGTGCAGCCGCTTCTCTTGGTATGTATTTTGTAGGGAAGTATGAGGTAGTTGAGAGTTGTAAACATTATGGAGCCTATGTTATCTCTGACAAGGAGAGTATTCTTTGTGTAGTTAAACCTATGATTAAAGAGAATCAGGGAGAGCTACAATATCTCCGTCCTAATGGAAAGAAAGTAATTCAAGTGAAAGGTATCGAATGAAGGTTCATGCTGTTATTCCTGACGTTCAAGCCAAACCTGGGAACAACTTTAAGTTCCTAGAGCGGGTCGGTCATTATCTAGCTGACAAGAAGCCTGATGTTATTGTCCAGATTGGTGACTTTGCTGATATGGAGTCTCTAAGCTCTTATGACAAAGGTAAGAAGAGCTTTGAGGGTAGGAGCTACACTCGGGACATTGAAGCTGCTAACGAGGCTATGGATGCCCTTGTAGGGCCTATGCTAGATGAGATGCTTCGTCTTAAGAAGAATAAAGAGAAGCAATGGAGACCTCGCTTCATCCTTACCCTTGGTAACCATGAGGAGCGTATTAATCGAGCCATTGAAGAAGATAGGAAACTAGATGGCCTTATTTCTGTTTCTGATCTGCCTTATGCTGGTTGGGAAGTTCATCCGTTTCTTGAGCCAGTAGAAATTGATGGTGTTTTCTATTGCCACTATTTCCCAACGGGTGTTCTGGGTAGGCCTGCTGTTACTGCTAGTGCTATGGTTAGTAAGCTGCATGCAAGCTGTGTTGCAGGACACCAACAAGGTAAACAAGTAGCTTATGGAAAACGCCCAGATGGTTCTATGATAACCTGCATTATGGCAGGCTCTTGCTACGAGCACACCGAATCTTATTTAGACTACCAAAGTAATAAACATTGGAGAGGTATTATTATGCTACATGAAGTTAACAAGGGGACTTTTGATGAGATGTTTGTATCTCTGGGTTATTTAGAGAAAAAGTATGAATAAATATAAAGGCAGAGAGGATTGGTATGCTGCATATTATAAGAGAAATAAAGAAAAATACCAACACAATCAGAGAAAGAGACTCTACGGGTTACAACCAGAGCAATTAGAATTTCTCCTTATTTCGCAAAATAACTCTTGTGCAATTTGCAAAGCACCTTTTTCTGAAACACCCCATGTAGATCATTGTCATATAACTAAGGGAGTTAGGGGTTTGCTCTGTCGCAGATGTAACACTGGTTTGGGTTATTATGAGAAGTATGCAGAACAATTTAAAGAATATCTAGAGGGCTCCACAAATGAATTTTTGTAATAGACTTGCTAATGTTTCTAACAGGTTTCAAGGAGATACTAAGAAAGTACTCTGTGTCTGTAGTGCTGGACTTCTCCGTAGCCCTACAATGGCTGTAGTACTCTCTCAAGAACCTTACAACTATAATACTCGGGCAGCAGGCTTGAGTAAAGAATATGCTCTTATTCTTGTAGATGACGTGCTTTTACATTGGGCAGATGAATTTGTCTGTGCTGAGTCTTGGATGTCTCAGGAGATTGAAGAGATGCTAAAGGCTTTAGGTATGGAACATAAAGATATTATTGCTTTGGATATTCCTGATAAATATGAATATAGGAACCCAGAACTCATGCAGCTAATTAGGGAGAAGTATGATGGGTGATTGTTCAGACATTTTGTATGAAGACCTGTTCTCTGAGAAGATTGGAGGTACATCAGACCAACCAATCTATCGTGTATCTTTTAAAGATAAAACTTCTTGGGATTATGTTCTAGAAGATATTGCTAAAAGGGAGAGAATGGGATATAATAAGTATGGTAAGTACCTCACAGAGGATACTGATGAGGATATGCTAAACCATGCTTATAATGAAGCTCTAGACCTTGTAGTTTATCTTCGTACCCTCATCCTTCAAAGAGGAGGGAGGTATGATCCAAGTTTATGAGAAATCCCTCTAATTGTAAATGGTCTTCCCGAAAAGAACAAGCAAATAATAGAAGGAAATTTAATGAAATTTGAACGAGTATCTATCCATATTACCAATCATGATGAGGATAACGCAACTGTTAAACTAGAGTTCTTTCCTCCCCTTCCTGAAGATGAAAATGATATTGAAGAGCAACCTTGCTTGAATGTCCTTGACATGCTTCTGGATACGCTCGCTGAGCTGGGGGAGGCTGATCCACAGGTGGAATACTTGCAATGACTTTTCTAGAGTTGTGTGAGAAGCTTTCTATGGAGGAGGAGACTATTCTCCTTGAGTTGTTGGAGATTACCAGTGAAGAGATTGTCGAAAGATTCCTCGACCGGATCGAAGAAAAACAAGAGACCCTCCGATGGAAAGAAGGATTTGAAGACGCCACCTCCGAGGAAGATGAGAGAACTTCTGAATAATCGGGAATGGGATTGTGAATTGAAAGAAATGTATAAAGGGATTAATAGTGCTACCTAGTCTTTATCAAGAAATTATCCATCAAAGTCGTTATGCTCGTTTTCTTCCTGACCAACATCGAAGGGAGACTTGGGAAGAAACTGTTCAGAGGCTTATGGACTATCTCTGGAGTAAGGTAAGTGACGGGCTTATCCAGGATAAGGTGAATGAAGTTAAACAAGCTGTCCTCAATCTAGAAATCATGCCCTCCATGAGACTTATGATGACGGCCGGAGAGGCTTGTGAGAGAGATAATATCTCTGCTTACAATTGCTCTTATCTTGCTGTAAACAATAAGAGGGCCTTCTCTGAGGCTCTTTACATTCTTATGAATGGTACGGGTGTTGGGTTTAGTTGTGAAAGGCAAGAGGTTGCAAAGCTTCCTCCTATTCCTTTTGAACTCAAGCATGTTGATGATGTTATTGTTGTAGGAGATAGCAAACTTGGATGGGCTAAGTCCTTTAAAAAGCTCTTGTCCTCATTGTGGGAAGGAGACATTCCATCTGTTGACTATACGAAGGTACGTCCAGCAGGGGCACGACTTGTTACCTTCGGGGGACGGGCTTCTGGACCTGAACCTTTGCGGCGATTGTTCGAATTTACTATGGAAACTTTTAAGCGAGCAAAGGGTAGAAAACTTAATAGCCTTGAAGTACACGACATGATGTGTATGATTGGGGAGATTGTTGTGGTGGGTGGGGTGAGGCGATCTGCTCTTATTTCTCTCTCCAATCTCTCTGATAGGCGTATGGCTGAGGCTAAGAGTGGTGCATGGTGGGAAGCTAACTCTCAACGATCTTTGGCTAATAATTCTGTAGCTTATACGGAGAAACCTGATGCTACGACTTTCCTGGAAGAATGGACTACTCTTGTTAAATCCAAGTCAGGAGAACGTGGAATCTTTAACCGAGAAGCTTCTCAACGTCAAGCAGCTAAGTGGGGACGGAGAGATAAAGATCGAGAGTACGGAACTAACCCATGCAGTGAAATTATTCTTCGTGATAAACAGTTCTGCAATCTTACGGAAGTGGTTGTTAGAGCGGATGACACATTTGACGATCTTAAACGAAAAGTTGAACTTGCCACAATTCTGGGAACTATTCAGTCTACCCTCACAAGTTTCCAATTCCTAAGTGAGGAGTGGAAGAAGAATACTGAGGAAGAGAGACTTCTTGGCGTTTCTTTGACAGGTATTATGGATCATCCAGTAATGAATGGGACCTATAACTTTGAATTTGAAGCAGACTCATTAGAAGAATGGTTAGAGAAATTACGAGACCATGCAAGGAATGTAAATGAAGAGTGGGCTAGTAAATTAGGAATCCCCGCAAGTGCTTCAATTACTTGCGTTAAACCTTCTGGTACTGTTAGCCAGCTTGTTGACTCTGCCAGCGGCATTCATGCTCGTCATAACCCATATTATATTAGACGTATCCGTATGGATAAAAAGGACAGTATCTACAAATTCTTAAAAGACAAAGGTGTCCCTGTAGAAGATGAAGCTTTTCGTCCTGAGTCTACAGCAGTATTCTCTTTTCCTATGAAAGCTCCTGAAGGTGCTGTATGTCGTATGGATAAGACAGCTATTGAGCAACTTGAACTATGGCTTACCTATCAACGACATTGGTGTGAGCATAAGCCATCTGTAACCATCTCTGTTAAGGATAATGAATGGATGGAGGTAGGAGCTTGGGTATGGAAGCACTTTGATGAAATGTCTGGTGTATCCTTCCTTCCCTTCTCAGATCACACTTACCAACAAGCTCCTTACACCGATTGTACTAAAGAAGAGTATGAAGAGCTTCTGGCTAAGATGCCTACAGTTGATTGGTCTGAATTTGTGGAGAAGGAAGACAATACGGAGGGGATGCAACAGCTTGCTTGTGTTGCGGGGGTGTGTGAGATATGAGATGTATCAAGCAATGTAAGCTCTCTCCCTGTAAAACATATTGCCTTGGTTGTAAACGAACTATGGAAGAGATTAGAGATGCGGGTAGCAATCGTAGGAAGTAGACACATAGATGATAGTCATTATGTTTTTCCTCATATTGCTCGGTTTATTAAGGAGCATACTTTTGGAAATGTTACAATTGTTTCAGGTGGTGCGAAGGGAGTAGATAGTTTAGCTAAGGAATATGCTAAACAAAATGGGCTAGACTTTATTGAGTTTCAACCCTATCATGTACTAGATAAGCTTACACCTTTTGAGAAGAAATACTTCTTCATTAGGAATAGGCAAATCATTGACAACTGTGATAAGGTCTTAGCTTTTTGGGATGGGGTAAGTAGTGGAACTGAGCACGCTATTAAGTATGCTCAGAAACACAATAAACCAGTGATGATTATTAAATCTTAAGGAGTTTTATATGAATTTTGGACAAGCATTAGAAGCAATGAAATCTGGTAAGAAAGTTTGTAGAGGGGGTTGGAATGGGAAGAGTAGGAAGCGTATGTTTCTTTTTCTAGTTCCTGGTAGTCACTTTGTTGTAAATCGTCCTCCTCTTTTAGGTATCTATCCTCCTGGTACAGAAGTGCCCTATCACGCGCATATAGATATGAGGACCGCTCAAGGGGATATAGTTCCTTGGCTTTGCTCTCAAACAGATATGTTAGCTGAGGATTGGATGATTATTAAGTAAGCTTCTTGGGGGAGGGCATCTTGCCTTTCCCCTTTTTCTTTTTACAGGCCATTATTCTTCCTTACTGTGTAAAAGATATGCTTCAATACGATCAAGTTTAGCTAGTACAGCTTGATACATATCCCTAAAATCACCTTTACTTACATACTCTTTAGGTAGATTAATTTCTAATTGTTTCATATCTTCTCTTAGATCAGCTTGAGCATCCCAAAGGGTTTTAACAAACCAACCGATAATAGCTGTGATGGCATAAGCACCCCATTTGAGAATCTCTTCCATCAACGCATTCCTTCCCAAGACAAAGAATAATGATTATTGTCGTCCATTATTCTTCTTTTCTAAGCAGTCGTCGATAAAATGCAACAGCACGGTGCATCATTCTTACTCTTAATGTAGGCATCCCTATGCTCTCCATTGCCTCCCTAAAGAGATTGTCTGCATCTTCTCTTGGGATGGATTGGGTGTCACAATAATAGTCATGTAGTACGGCTGGACGATGGGCGGTATTACCTGTAAACCAATAGGCAAAGGGTAGGCGAGGTACAGAGGCAAAGTCACAAGAATAACCGGTAGGTACAACATGCATATTTCCCTTCTTATCTTCGTAAACAAGCTTATCCCAAAGTCGCCATTCTCCCTGACCATTATTAGCTAGGTCATCTACCAACTCTACTCTTAGAGGTGTTAAAAATCCGTTCATTTCATTCCCTCGTGACTCAAACTAAAATGGTTAAAGTCTTTGAACCTTCCACCCCAAGTACCTCCTTGAAGCTCCCACCATTCTCCTAACTCTTTATAACCCTTCTCTCCTTGAAGGTACACACCCTCTCTAAAGAGATTAAGGTCAATAGCTAGCCTAATCTTATGGCAGGATTTAGGATGTCCATAACGTACTTTGGATTCCCCTATCTCTCCATGTACTCTGGGGTCTCTATAGGCATCCCCTAGTGTCACTTCATATCCAAGCTCAAAAGCCCTTGCAATGAGGGTGGCAACCATCTGAGCAAACTTCACTTGTTTCTGTCTAAGCGTCATCCCCAATGACCTTTCCCTCAAATTTCCAAATATTCAACCAAGATAGCCAAGGGCCTCTCTTCTGATTTATAATTTTCTGTTCTTCTGTAGGTATATACTGTGTTACATTCTTATCTAAATCTCTATGTAGGAAGTGTGGAATATAGTAAAGGGGGTGTTTTTTAGTTAAGCCAAAATCCTCTCCAAACCTACTTCTACGAATAAGAAGATAACCTCCCTCTTTCCATAGTTTCCTAACTGCATAGAGGAGACAATTCACTACGTCCACCTCTTCATTTTAGTTTTCTGAGTGTGTTCTTCCGCTGGATCATCTGGTTTTTGATTACGAAGATAGGTAGACCAGAGAGGTAGCATAATATCTTCAATCTCTTCTTCTGGTAGTTTATAAATCCTCCGTAGTTTAATCTCCAATTTCTCCAATTCAGAAGGTTTACTCTTAACAAGATCAGGATGTTCTTTGTACATCTTCTGGAGAAAAGTGGGTTGCACATCACTATCTCTTTTACCTGCTGCCCCAGGAAGTCTATCCCAACCCTGTTTTAATTCCTCAAGTTGTTGGTTAACTTTTTCTTCTAAGCTTCTGATTTGGCTATCTACTACTTGAAGTTTATCCTCTGTTGGGAGAGATTCTTCCGTAACAGGTTTTACCGGCTCCTGAGCAATACCAAGCTTCTCAGCAAATCTACTGCTAATGGGAATACCAGCGAGAAGAGGGCTTGCCATTATTTCTTCTCCATACTCTTAAGAGGAGGGTTCTTAATACGAGTCTCTACCCATTTGTTAGCTTGAGCAATTGCATTAGACCACTCTAGGTCAGACTTAGGTAGGTTGATATGCTGCTTAATCCACTCTTTCTTCCAATACTGTTGGTAGAGGTCCTTAATTTGCTCCTGCTTCATCTGTTTAGCTTCATTCAAAGCACCCTGAGCAATAGCCTTAGAAGCTCCAGAGGAGCCTCCAGCTATGCTAATATTACTAGTGGGTGCCACTACCTTCCCTCCAGCGAACATTCTAGGAAGTTTCTTAGCAAGAGTAGGGATTGCATTAGTTAGGCCAAAGGCAATAAGGGCAGCTTCAATAGCTGGGCCAGCTCCGGGAATATCATGGAGAGCCTCGATATAGCTAATACTTTCAATAGCATCTTCCTTACTACTCTTCTTCAAAAGAGGAGAGGATTTAAAACCAGTGGAATCAAGAGCAACTCTTACACTATCCATTAGAATCTTTCTACTTTGCTCTCTAACGTCCACTTGTTGTTTAGGCTGAGGGTTACGAAGTTCTCTAGCAAATTCCGGAGAAATTCCAGATTGTTGTGGAGCAGGTTGAGGTATAGAAAGACGCTCTTTAGCCTCCGGAGAAAGAGTGGGAATGGTATTATCCGTAGGTTGAATGTTCAGGTTACTTCCTTGTTCCTGTTTACCCAGCATATCCCTAACAATAGTACGATAAGTTGGCTCATCAATAGTACCAGCGTCATACAGTTTAAAAGCTTCCTCGGGGGTACGAGCTTCCCATCTGGCACCACCAGCTTCTTCTACTAGAGGTTGAGCCTCTTTGTATTTTCCAAAATAGGTTTCATAGAAGCCAGCAGAAGCAGCTTTGATGGTCAAACCATTAGCTTTAGCATAGGCTTCAAGGGCAGTATTAATGTTCTTCCCATAAGCCCCATTAAAAGCTTCTGCATCCTTACCAGTAAAGACCAATCTACCATCTTCCAAGATATCCATCTGAACATCATATTGACTCTTTGCTACATTCTGGAACATACTCTTCAAGCCAAAGGCTTTATCGTCCATGTAGTCACTAATCATCTTCTGGACACCAAGGATACCTTCGGAATCCAAACCAGTGAGGTCGGACTTGGCAATCTCTCTGAGGTTCTGAGTAATAAAGAGATTCTTGGATTTGCTCTCTGTAATCTCAGGAAAAGCTTTGTTGTATCCAGCAATAATTTCCTTGAAAGGTTTCCAATCTTGATCCTTCTTAGCGGAAGCTACTCCAGCAGCAATAGCTTTACTGGACAGGTCATTAGGTTGTTGTACAGTGGGAATATTTCTTTGGAATGCCGGGGTCTTGAACATCGCATTGAAGGTATTAGAGAGGAAATCATCAATAGCTTTTAGATTACCTTCTCCCAATATAACCCCACTAGGGTCAGCCATCTTGAGTTTAGCAAGCATATCAAATTGTTCAGGGTTAACCCTACTACGAAGGTCTTTCTCTTGCATACCCTTCATGATGGCAACTTGGTTTCCTACAGCTTTTGCCATATCTTCTCCACTACCCAACTTAGAGAGATTGGCTTCCATTTGGTCAGCAAACTTCCTGAAATCTTCAATCTGTTGCTTAACCTCTGGTTCATTCCTAATGTTTAGAGGAATACTATTAGGATAAGCCATTTTGGCTTCTTCTAGGATTTGCCTAATAGAATATTGAGTGGCAGAATATCCAGCCGTAGGATTATTTTTAAACAATTCTTGCATCTTGACATTAAGTTGCCCCAACATACCATTATGATAGTCAGAAAGCTTCCCACCATCTCGCCATTGAAGATAGGTATTTCTATCTATGAATTGTCCAGTTTTAGTAATAGCTTCAGCTTCCTTTACAGTACGTTCTTGCCTACGCACTGCATCAATAGACTGCATCTTCTGCTCAACACTCATACTAAACCAACCAGGGATATCTTTCTCCCTACCCTCTGCATCAAGATCGCTAATCATCTTTTGATAAGCTTCTCCTTGATCTTTCTCCAATTTAGCTTGTTGCTTCATAAAGCTACCGAGGCCAGAAAGCTCCATGTATTTATCAGCAGTTTGAAGCAACTCTTTTTGAAGGAAGGGGTTACGATTGACAGCTTCTCTAGTGGCGGAGAGGATACGAGTTTGCAGTTGATCCAGACTCATTCTTCCTTGAGCTACTGCATTCTGATAGGTAGAGAGTTTCTCACTCAAACCTCTGGTATACTGTTCCTGTTCATCAGGAGAGGGGATACCAGAAAGAAGAAACTCTTGCTCACCCTTAACTAACCCCCCTACTTCGACTCCAAGAGCTTTAGCTTCGTTAGATAGATATCCAGGAGCATTAGTGTTAAAGTAGCTATCTGCTCCCTTGGTCATTTCCTTTTCCAAGTCAGCCATTTGATAGCCAGTGTATGCTTCTATTCCCATCTTAGCAGCATCACCTAAGAGACCTACCATAGAATTGTCTTGTACACCCTTACTGACATGAGGCTCTGCCTTAACTCCACTAAGGATGGGTTGAAAGATATCAGCCATTATTTCATCACCTCATTAACTTGTTTCAATCTGGGGTCATCGGTATTGTTAAGCATATTTCTCAACTGCTGCATATACCCGTCATTCTCTGTACGATAGTTATTCAACACATAGAGGGCCAAACTATCCCCAAGGGTCTCTTGAGAACGCTTATCCCACTTTCTAATTTCTATGATCATATCATCCTTATACTCTTCAGGAATATTCTGGAGGAATCCTCTTACCCCTTCCCAATATTTTTCAAATTCTTTAGGATCACGAGTGATAGTAGTCATCAATCTATCATGGATTTCCTTAGACTTCTCTTTGATATACTTCTCTCGTTTACCCTTAACCTTCATCATATCCCAAACAGTACTTTCATAATTGGTAGGTATACCAAAGAGCCTACCAATAATCTCACCAGTGGTTTGTACATGACCAAGTTTCTGTCCAGTTTTTGTTAACTGATCTGCAACAAGCGCCTTATCAATGTCATTCATTGTACCGGCAAAGGTGAGAACTTTCCAAGCCATAGCTTGATAGTTGGGATCATCTCCTCGAATAGTTGGGATATTGTACATATCATACAACGTATTGGCAGTTTGAAAAATACTAGCAGTGGCATTCATAAATGGGAACTTAGGAGCTTTCTCCATATCACCCATAACCATGTCTACCAAACCATCTGCAATATCCCACAAGTATACACTCTCTGGCACGGTAGAGGTAAACTTGCCCCAGAAACTATCTGTCTTAGTTCCAGTGAGGAAAGAAAGAGCTTCATTCATAACATAGTCAGATGCACCTCTTGCATACTTATTCAAGTTCTCATCAGTTTCCTCTGGCATATACTCTTGCATGATCTTATACATTGCAGCACCACCAGGGACTCCCCACTTGCCATACCAGAAGAGTCTAGCAGCCAAAAGCTTACCTCTCATAGCAGGAGTAAGATCGGGACTACTGAGCATTTGCATGAAACTCTTATGAGGGATGGCAATAAACTGTGCCATCATAGAGAGCATACCCTCCTGCATAGGCATCATACCTGCTCTGGTAGATGCACCATGTCCCATTCTCCAAGTAAGTTGTCCAATTTCTGCAACGTGCTCTGGGATATTCCAGTTCTTACCAGGATTCTCTGCCATCCATTTATGACGAGAGAAAAGCCAGAGAATCACTTGGTTCATCAGTTCAGAAGCATCATAACCTATACTTCTTTGTACCCGAGAGGGGAACATTACAGTCTTTTTAGCTGTCTGAGCAACCTTGGTTGGCATACTCTGCACCAACTCTTCTGTAGCATCCTTCCACCAACCATGCACCATCTGGTTAGTATCTACAGCTTGCATAATACCAGTTTTCTCTAAAGCAGAAACAATCTCATCATACTCTTTTACACCTCTTCTACCTAGAGCATCTACACCACCCTTTATAGGCTTAAGTGTACGCCCCTTTGAAACCATACCTGCCCAAATAGGGCCTATTTCATTCAAAGCAGATTTAAGGAAAGTAGGACTAATGCTAGAAAGCTCTAGCAACTGTTGAGGTTGTACCACCCACATTCTCATAGGTCTCATAAAGAGCCAAAGGTGACTACCAAGAGACTTAACCCACTTAACCGGGAGCATTCCCTTTTCACCAACTTCTCGCATACTGGGAGCAAGTTTAGTAAGGAAACTATTTTCCAGAGCATCGGCAATAGCACCTAAAGCACCCTTCCAAACCACGTCAGATCGCAGGCTACTAAACTGTTGCATCTCAAGTTGTTTATACACTTGCTGGGCAGAACGGAACCTAGCTTCCTCTTCTTTTGTCATTCTTCCTTTAAGTCTACCAGGAGAGATGTCAGTAATTTGGTCAGGAAACTTCCCACCAGTGAACTCTCCATAATCCTTTACAAACTGCTTCCTAGCATGCTCCATGTAGCTACCAAAAGCCTCTAAGCGAGAAAGAGACATAATAGCTTTAGTTTGGGAAACAAGAACATCCTCTACTTCAGTCTCTCTATTTAGACCAGGAAGCTTCCCACCCCTCTTCTGATGTTCAGCAAAATACTGTTCATACACTTTACTATCGAAAATAATCTTATCCTCGATATCTTTTCTCTCATCACGGTATTCGTAGCTGTGTTGCGGATTGTCTTGTCTCTCCCTATCTCTAAGAATTTCAGCTTCCTTCCTAGTCTTTGCCATAGCAACAGCTTGACGATAATTCGGAAGCTCTGCTTCTGTAATTTTGTTTCCATCTACTCTCAGATTCCTAGGTTGTTTCTCAACAACAAACCACTCTTTGTATTTTCTAGTGATGTATCCAGGAATTTTATTCAAACTACCAGGATGTACAGGGCCAAGCTGATTACTACCTATTCTAGCATAATTGTAAAGATCATCCCCAATCTTCACTGCATCGTGTAGTTTAACAACAGGAATAGTAGGATCGTGATCTACTACACTTCTAGTTGAAAAATCCCAGACCTTCTTAATAGGGGTGTCTGTAGGAATAGTTCTTGTAGCAAAACCAAGTCTCTCTCCGGTAGGAGAATAGAGAGTTTCATATCCATCTTTTTCTAGGGTATATCTGAACTTTCTATCAGACATATTGTAAAGATAATCTTCAATACGTCTATAGCCGAGATATGAAGCATACAGGTTTTGAGAATCTTTAGTAGAAAGCTCAGGATGTTTGGCTCTTACGTCAGAAAGCCTCCAAACACTACCAGTAGATTCTCCCTCACGAAGAAGAGAGTTCAGTTGTACTTTATGATGAGTCTTTAATACCAAATCTCTCTGAGCCTCTAGAAATACCTGTTCCACTCTAGCTTGCTTCCAAGCAGATTGTGCTCCGATAGAAGGAACCCAAGTCTTCATTCTCATAAAAGAAGGCCAAATCCAACTACCTACATCAGAGCCAGCTAAACGAGAAACATCCACCCCCCAAATATCTGTCTTAAGTGCATTTTCCCCAAAGACAAGATGTTCCAAAGGTTCATAAGGACGCTTGAATTCCCATTGAACGAAATACTGTCCATTCCTCTCAACGATATTAAAAGTGCCTTGTTCTGGCAACTTAGATGTATTAACCTTGAGTTGTTCCAAAGCATATTCAGCAGCCATTTGCGTATCATAGCCATATTGACTATTTCTACCAAAGAGAGCTTTGCCTTTGAGATAACTAGAAGACTCTGTCCATTCAAAATCCAAAATAGACTGAGAAGTAAGGAGTTTAGGGCCGGTAGTTTCTGTCATCACTGCAATGTAAGCAGCTTTATCTTCAGCAATCTTACTTACAGGATAGATGTTAGGATCAATTCTAGTTTCTTCATACAGACCAGATAGTCTTCTATCTGTTGCTACAATAGCATCTACCAAATCCGGTCTATCTGCCAAATCATCTGCAAGCTTAGTGAGCGTCCAATCTGCTACTAAGTTTTCCCTCGTAGTACCTAGTGCTCTAGCAAGTTCTCCTGTAGTATCTACAATTGCAGCTGTTCCTAAACTCTCAGCATTTGCTTTATTAGCTTGAGCAGTAGTTGCAGCAGGGCTATCCGGAGGAATGTTTTTCTTTTTCAAAAGAGCCTTGCCACCCTTGTAGGCACCATAGTAACCTACCATACTAGATGCCGTATAGGCAGCCGTAGCGGCTCCAGGAGAGCCTGTAAAGTCCAAGACCTTATCTCCTAGCCACTTAAAAGGAATATCAATAAATTCCATAACTTCTTGGAACTTCTGCATCACTTTCTGACTACCAGCATTATCGGGCATATAGCCCCATTCCTGTACAGCTTTCAATATTTCAGCAGCTTTAGCTGGGTCTTTTTCCTTCGCCAAGCCATAAATAGCTGCCCAACCAGCAGGAATAGATAGGGCAATTTGACTAGCAATAGCACCAGTACCTTTCAGTACAGAAGAGAAATCTACATCGGCCTCTTTAATAAGTCTCGCTGCTTCGGCTTCTTGTTTAATTCTATCTTCCAACAAGATATTATCAGCAACTTTATCCTGCATACTCCTATCTAGCGAAGTCTTAGCAGTATCCATAGAAGCTTGTTGAATAAGGTACTTCTTTCTCAGACTATCTGAAATGAAGTCTCCAGCCAAGTAGCTATTAATCGTAGCTCTTTTCTCATAATCCGGTACAGTTGGGTCAATCATCATACCAGTGATGACAGCTTTTGCTGTATTATTCTGATCTTCCTGCCACTTCTGTTTAGCCAGAGTTAGGAGAGACGATTCTCCAGTACGAGCTATTTCCTCTTGAGCATTCTTCCAATCCTTAACGGGATCATACCCTTCTGTTGCTACTGCATAAAATACATCATTAGAAGAAACTTTAGGTTTCTCCTGAGTAATAGGAATCTCATGGACATCCATCCCAACTTCATCTTCTACCGGAATAGGTGGCAGTTGAGGAACTACTTGTTCCATGATTTGTCCTCAATAGGGGCACCAGGGTATTGTGGGATACCTCCTGAGTTAAATACTTTCTTCCAAGCATCCTCTCCACCCATCATGCCACCAACCTTTCCTAGTATTTGGAAACCAGCTCCCATAGTACCAGCATCAAGAGCAGCTTGATTGGCATCACTAGCTTTCTTCCCGAGGTGTTGCATTGTATTCATATAAGAAAGATTACTACCTAGTTGACTAGAGGTAGAAGAAGTTGCTCCAGCAACACTAGCTCCAGCAGAACCCATTCCGCTATTACCAGCAGTTGCTAGAATCTCAGAACGTCTGATACGAGCTTCCCTGGCAGCTTGGATACGTTGTTTAGCATCGGCAGCAGCAGCAGCTCGTTCCTGGGCTTCTTGAGACTTCTTCTGTTGTTTGGCAGCTTCTCTTTGAGAGACATAACTCCCAACCATTCCAACTCCAGAAAGGATCAATCCTACTGTTTCAAGTCCCATAATCAAGCTCCATTACTTTATACTGTTCGAGTCTAATACCACTATCTACAAATCCAAAAAGTTTTTCCCACTTCTCATCTTGTTCTGTAGAAGGAATAGCCTTTACATTTGTGATGTTTTCTTTCTTCAACTCCACTAGGATGCTTCCCAATACTTTCAAATACTTCTTATATTTAGATAAAGACCAAGAATACACATGCGTATGCATGAAGTAGTCATTTACTTCTTCCACATATTGAAGTAGTATCGTGATATCTTCATCTTGGTAGAGAATTCTCATACAATTACAGTAGAGGTCATAGGAACAGTCCAACCATAAATCTTCATATCTTTTCCAGCTTCGCTTTGGAAGTAAAGACTAAGTGCTCTTCCACTACCCCTAAGTTTGTTCTTCGTTACAACTACTTTATCACCAGTATCATAGTCATCTGCTACACTAGAAGGAATATAGTTCCTATTGTAGCGATAGGCTTGGAATTGGGTACCCCACTTATTACTAGCAGAAGTGTTAGTCCAGTTCCATTGAGACTGAATAAGACAAGAAGAAGGATGGGTAGCTACAATACTATTCCCATCGTTAATGAAACCATCCTCTGTTCTTTCAAAAAAGCAGATAAGATAAGTAGCTTGTTTCTTCCGAACACTGTCTCCAAACAACTCATAACCTGTTACAAAATAACTAGAGAAATCAATACCATTGATAGTAGATGTTTTCCAATCATAGAAGGTATCATCTGTGTATCTCGCTACAGTAAATTGTCCAGGAGCAAGATATACTAAGAAAGAAAACTCACTATCTCTAGTAGACATAACGACTGCATTAATCTGTACAATATCCGTACCAACTTTAACTACATCCCCACCAACATAAACATCCTCTACTTCTGTTGCAGTGGTATAGTTGGGAAGTACAACATAATCCTTCACACCAATACTAATATCCTCTACACTAGATGTATAGAAAGCTTGGAGAGGGAGGTCGAGGATTAGTTCTTTGAAAGCCATTAGCCTACCTTAAAAGGTTCTGTTGGAACATCTATATCCCCAGAAGTATCATATCTAGCAGCCCTAGTGCCACGATGTTCTGCTACTCTCATGTAATAGGCAGGATCACTACCACCCATTCTCCCAGTAGAAAATCCATCAAGATCAGTACTATCTGCAATAGTTGTTGCATGTTTTACGCCGTCTATCCAAGTGTGGATAGTTCCAGATTCTCGTTGAAATACCAGCCAGTGCCAAGTCTCAGCAGAAATATCTCCTGCAAGGTTTACCCGTCCGGAGACTACATAGAAACCGAAGGTCGCCCCATCTTTCACATAAGAAATATATTGCCCACCACCACCGGTTACTTCTTCATAAACGTAATGATGGACAGGATGGAAAGGCTTGAACTTGCACCATGCTTCAATAGTAAAATCACCAGTTCCTATAGCAGTATCTCCTGCCGTTTCATAAGCATAGGAAGGAGTTGAATAGGAATAATTAGTTTCTAAACAATAGTTACCTAACGTATAAGGATCATCTACCGTAAACCTAGTGTTGATTTGTGCCCCAGTAAGATTACCTTTTTGATCCACTAGATCATTATCATACCGGAAGTACCAAAGTACGTCATCCCAAAATGGATCACCATTTCCACCATTAAAAAGAAACGCACTACCCGGCACTATAATCATTTGATATCATTCAACATAGAACAAGTAGCAAAAGTACCAGTGCTATCTACCACATAGCTCATAACATCTACTGCACTATTGGCAGCAGTTAGTACACCATCTGTACCACCGGGCCACTTCCAGAAGGCATTAAACGCCATAGTTTTAGGAGAGGCAGCATGCTGGTTAAACTGAATAATACCAGCTTGTCCTGCGGTAGCATTAGTAGGAGCAGCTAGGGTTGTATCCTCAGTTAGCGTATGATTAAAGTTGTTACTCAAATCCAAGTCAATAGCCACAGAACCACTAGAGCTAACAAGGGCTACATAAGCTCCTCTCTGTCCCGCTGTAAAGGTTTGAGCAACATCCTTACGAGCACCATAATCGTACACATGGTCATTGACATCCTGTGCCCAAGTGGAAGTAATTCTTGTTACATAGGGGGTAAAGGTTGTATCAGCCATATTAGTTATCCACAATAGCACAGTCAATAATTGCAATCTCTACAACAGAAGTAGTATTGCACTCGGTAGAATCTTCATTCTCAGTATCATACAACCACCTTACTTTATTCTCTTTCTGGTCGTAGAAACCTTTAGCATTCTCTCTAGATACAGCAGGAAGAGTATCATAGAAAGTTTGAATAGTGGCAAGAGAAATATTCTGAGCTTGTAGTCTTCCACTCACTTGTTCCGTGGAGAGCATAAAAATTCCACTCTTAGCCCAATAGAAGATGGAATCTCCAGCAACTACTACAGAGTCAGGATTTCTTACACCGATATTAGTAATTTTCCTCAGAGAGTACTCTGTAGCTTTAAAACCACTA